AATATCTTGCAGAGATGAGAGAAGCAGAATTTCAAGAAAATTATTTTAAATCTTCTAACGAAAATTGGCACAAACAATATCTTGCAGAGATGAGAGAAGCAGAATTTCAAGAAAATTATTTCGAAATCAAACGTTCAACTAAATTTTAAAAATTATGAAAGCACAAATTAAATTATGGAACTCTCTTACAGGGATGCAAAAAAAATCATTTGGTGACAGATGGATAAGTAATGATTCAGATTTAAACGCATGGAACAAGCCATTTAACGAACTATCTGAATTAAAAAAGCAAAGAGTATTGAAATCGAGTATTGATGTAAATTCATTAAACTTTACAATCTGTTAAGATGGGAAGAAAAAAGCTGGATAACGCTGTTCTTTATATGCGTGTTCCAAAAGAACGATTAGAAGAATTAAGGGAGTTAATTAAACAAACATTGAAACAAGGCAAAAAATAGTTTATATTTGCCTAAACGAAAAATTAGAGATTATGAAACCAAACAAACAACTCATATACCAATGGATTACCGTTTTAATTGGATTTGCGGTATCAATTGCAGTATTAATGTCGATTTCTTCATGTAGTGATGCTAAACAATCGCAAAAAGGCTATAACAAGTTTATCAAGCATGGTGGAAAAATAAATCCCGAATACATTTACACTGAACGTATTGATTCGGTAATTGTAAACGGTAAGACTGAATACATAACAGTAATTGATTCTGTAAAAATTGATTGTCCGGACAAACCAAAAACACGTTACGAAGTACGCAACGAAAGAAAATCAAAAGAAGATTCATTAAAATACGCACTAAAAACACTCAAAGAAAAAAACGCCTTTACAATTGATTCACTAAACAAAGTGATACGATTAGCCAAGATTCAAAAGAAAGTGCATAGAATCGACTCAAAACAAGCGATTAAAGAGATTATTCATAAGACCAAGCAAATAAGAATACAAGAAGTAAATTTCAAATGGTATCATTGGGTGCTGTTAGTTGTTGCTTTCGTTTTAGGTGCTTATCTTAGAGGGCTTATAGCGAGTTTATTTTATGTGATTAAAAATAGAATATCATGAAGAAAAATAAAAAAATCGAAGAATTACTTGATAGATGGGAAGAAGGAAACATGAGTATTAAAGACTTATCAGATGAGTTATACATTTTGTTTGATGTTAGAAAATTGTCTTTAAACGAAAAATGGAACGAGGGATATAATAGAGGTTGTGAAGATACGCACGTTTTTTATAACAATCAAATGTGATTAAAAATAGAAAGATGAAACTAAGTAGATATTTCACAAAAGAAGAGTTCGAACATTCTAATACAGCGGTTCAACGTAGTATTTCAAATGTTATGGATTCAGGACAAACACAAAAGGCAATTGATTTGTGTGAAAATGTGTTAGACAAAATTAGAGAATACACAGGAAAGCCTTTAAAGCTGAATTGTGGTTATCGTTCACCATTAGTTAATAAAGCTGTTGGTGGTGCTAAATCATCGCAACACATTCTTGGTGAAGCGGCTGATTTACATATTCAGGATAAAGAAACGTTTGATTGGATTCGTGAAAATTTAGAATACGATCAACTTATCAAAGAGCAACCTTTGGCAAATGGTGGTCAATCATGGATTCATGTGAGTTATCGAAAAGGACGCAATCGAAAAGAAGTACTTAAGATGGAGAAAAAAGGCGGTAAATCTGTCTATACAAGAATATAAACATTAAAGACAAACAGCGGTTTACCTCTAATTTCCGCTAGTTTCAAGCCACTACATTGATTTGTTAGTGGCTTTTTTTACGTATAAATACTTAGTTCTTTCTACGTATTTCTACTTAGTTTCATAAATAATTGTGAAAAAAATTGTGTATAAACTTGTTTTATTAAAATACGTTCGTATCTTTGTAAGGTCAATAAGGCAGTAAACAAAAAATAAAAGATATGAACTCAATTAAAACAATAAGCGTAACATTCAACAAAACTGTAACAGTAATTGAATCTGAAGTGTTTGTACAAAATGGTTTAGTTGCAAATGGTTGCTCTAAAGTTTTCCAATTTAAAAGTAAAAAAGATTTTTTTGCTTATGCTAGCACTCAAGAAGCAATGCAAGTTAAAGTTTCTCAAAATGTAAAAGGATTCATTAAACAAATGGAATCTTTAGGTTTTGATTTACTTGTTAAAGATGGAATGTTTGAAACAGAAAAAAATATTTATTGTGCTAAATAATAAGATTATGAGTGATATTAAATTTTATAAAGAAAAATACAATGAATTAACACAACAAAATCTTGAATTATCAGATGAATTAAGAGAGTTAATACATGAGCAAAGGGAATTAAAATCAGAAATTAAACTTTTAAAAAAGATTAATCAAAAACGTTCATTTGAAAAAGAAGCTGACGAGATAAATCGTATATATTTTTTAGGAGTAAGAATTGGCACTAATTACATTTTTAAAAATAAAAACAAGCAATGAACTACGCAATCGAAGTATTAGAGAAAGAAAAAGCATTGATTGAAAAGGCTTTAAATAATTGGGAGTGTAAGGAATATCCTGAGGCTAAAAAAGAACGTGATAAGCGTTTAAAAGAGTTGAATGAAGCAATTAAAAAATTAACGATATGAATAAAGAAACACTTGAAGAAGCTGCTGCAAAATACGGTAATATAAATATTCCAATACCTTACGGTTATGTAGGTAGTGCAAATGATTTTATTAATGGCGCTAAATGGAAAAAAGAACAAATTATTTTATTGATTGATAAGTGGAAAAAATACCAGTGTAAATATGAAGAAATGGCAGATAAATGTAGAAATGTAGATGATTCTGTAAACGAAAGAAGATATACGTATAAGGCACAAGCAACACGCGATTGTTGGAAAGAATTACTTGAGTTAATAAATAACAAATAAAATCATGACAACATCAAAACAAATCGTTCGTACAATTGCAGAAATGGCATTTGACAACGAAAAAATGACAAAAAGCATTCTTGGTAGCTTCGTAGTTGATGAATGCGTTAAACTGACTAGAAAACCGTTTGTATTCAAAGAAGTTAAACCGCTAATTGATTCGTGTAGTTTTCTAGTGGCGCAAATTGAAATATGTGAAAATGCAATTAGAGTGCTAAACGAAAAGATTAAAGACATGAATTGGACTAATCAAAGTGGTTTACCATTTCTTTATGAGCAAAAGGAAATTGACAAAGTACAAGAAAGCCTAGAAGCTACAATTAGACAAAAAGAGTTATTCACTAAACAGCTTATTGAAGCTATTGAAAAGATTTGAGTTATGGAAATAGAAATAAAAAATACAGTTGTAAGGGCGAAAAAGGTTAAAATTGAATTGCCTTATTATACTAAAAGTAGTTGCCATTGGTATAAAGTAATTGATGAAAAGACGGTAATTCTAGTTACATTAATGAGTTCATCAGATTATTTTCATCATAATCAAATTACATTTTCAACTGTTGATTCTGCATTAAGCGAAAAGAAAACAACTGAAAACGAATTTTTAAAGGCTTACAATAAAGTATTAAATCAAATTCAAAAACACATTTAAAACAATAATTATGAAAAGTAGAAAAGATTTTGAAACCGCAAACGAGTATGTAGAATATTTAAAAATACACTTCGCTGGATTAGCAATGCAAGGTTTAATGTCTATTTATGACAACCCTGAAGGAATTGTTCCAAATAAAGCCAATGTTTCTTATATGGCTAAATTATCAGTGTTAGCGTCCGACGAACTTTTAAAGCAATTAGAAATATGAAAGCACTAAAAAACTGGCTAAACAAAGACACTAAGCCACAAACTAAAGAAAACGTTTACATTCCTAAAATTAAAATTCAATCAACAGTTAATGAAGGTGAAGGAATGACATTCAACGAAAAAGCACAACATATTTTTAAACAGATAAAAGCGATAGGATGAAAGAGCAATTTAGTATAATAAAAAGACTTAATAATAATTACACACGAGTAGTTGTTAAAAGAAAAGGAAAGGTTTATGTTTTAAAGGTTAAAGCAAAAAAATAATGAAACTAACAAAAGAAAACGTTTGCGTGTTTATTAAGGATGAAACGCAACTAGAAGAAGCAAGAAAGATGCTTGAGAAGTATGGGGAAATAATTGATAATTATTTTTTTCGTTTAACACAAAGTGAAGACAATTTTTTGCAATATTTTCCAATAGATAATGATTGGGGACTTGCTTATCAAGCAGACGAGACCCAAATCACCCTACAACAACTAGAAGAAATTTTAAAAAAATCGAAATGACCAAAGAAATGAAACACCAAATGGATTTAACACTTTAAAAAATAAATAAGATGAATTATAAAGAAGGAAAAGACGGATTTGCGTTTATGAGTTGGGAGCAAGACCCTAAAAAAAGAAACATTAATAACACTGTTAAATTTAACATAAATGAAAATATTGATGTATGTGTAGGTAATATACTTATTGGCGAAAATAATAAAGTGCATGAAAGTCAGTATTTAATTACGGAAGTAGTAAATGAAAGACCTTCAAGAATAAAAGGTAAGAAGTATGTAACGGTAAAAATAAAATGGTCGCTAGTAAATCTGTAATAATGAAGAAAACACTAAATATTGACACGGTTAATATGTTGGTACAAGAAATGGATTTAACAACTAAATCAAGGTTAAATGATTTTCTTTATCCACGATCAATTTTATACTATCATTTATGGAAAGAATCACATTGGACGTATCAAAGAATTGCTAATTTATTTTGTAAAAATCATGCAACTGTAATGAATGGAATAAAAAAGTACATTAAAATGAGTCAAAATGCAAAACAATTTCCAGATTTCTTAGCTATCAAAACAAAAATAGAATTGCAAATATTTGACTTAGAAGCTGAAGAACAGGCTAAATTTGAAGCTAGTTTGTTTCAAAAAGTAATGTCATGCAACAACTATTTTGAAATGCGATTACTTCAAGAAGAACTTAAAAAAACGATGGAAGTAGCTTAAAAATTAAATATTATGAATTACGAAAATTACATCAACTTAGGATTCAAGAGAATCGACATGAATGATAACGTTGAATTTAAACAAACAGGTTATTACGGGTTTGTTTTAACGAAGCAAGTGAATAAAAAAATAGTCATTGAAGTAACTGCTGGCGAATTAGATAAACCGAAATTGTATATCAAAAAAATCAACTGTTCAACGTGCCATTCTTTAGATTTAACCCCCGAAATGGTTATTGATTTATTAACTAAAAAAGATAATGCTTACACAGTAGCTTAAATTTTCCTATCTTAGCCGTATCATAATTATTTTTTGTTTACGGTTAGGTAAAAATAGGGGTTAAATGCTAGTTTTTCCCCTTTTTTAATAAAAGATAATTATGAAAAAATGTACAAAAGTTTCATTTATAGATGAAAACTATGCGAATCAATACATCAGTAAGCTTAACAAAACTTCCAAACGAAAATTAAAACCTGTTAGGGCTTATCTTTGTGAAAATTGTTTAGCGTGGCATTTAAGTTCTATTGAAGAAATTAACCACAAATTACCAAAATTAGAACAAGATAGGCTTTTATCTAAGGAATTAAAACAAAAAGAATACGAGCGTAGAGGTCTTGAAATTGCTAAAGAAAAGCAAGATGAAAAGTATAAAAAACTAAATGACAAACATAGTGTTTTATGCTCGAAATATAAGCAAGTAAAAGAAGATTATTTACTATTTAAGATTTGCGTATCAATTTTAATTATGTAATATTACACAAACAAAAAAATATGATTATGAAATTAACACTTAAACACATTGCCCCTTATTTGCCTTATGGTGTAGAATTTATACTTTCTGAAGAAGGAGTTTTCAATTTAGGTTCGGAATATGGAAATCCATATCAAGCGTATAAGCCAATGAAAATAATTAACATGATTTTCAGCGACAAAATAGAAGTTGAAGTTTATGGAGAAAAACAAAATTGGGGAGCTGGTTTTATCGAACTAGATGAAATAAAACCAATCCTTCGCCCACTTTCCGACCTTACAAAAGAGATTGAAGTAAACGGAGAAAAGTTTGTGCCTACAAGCAAAGTAGAATATCAATTAACTATTCAACATGTATCAAATTATCCTTTTGACTTTGCAGATTTACAAAGAATACCTCATCGAGATTTTGAAAATTTAATTAAATGGCACTTTGACGTATTCGGACTTATTCCAAACGGTTTAGCAATTGACATTAATACGCTTGAACCATGACCCTAAAACGCACGCAACCAAAACACGAACGATTTAGAACTATTCCAAGTCAATCATTCGTATCGTTTCCAAGCGATTTAAAGCCCGAACTATTAAAAGTAGTTGGATATTGTCAAGGAGACAAAATCAATAGAAAACAACCTTTAACAATAGCGCATTTTGATAGTGTTTCTTTTTTGCATTATTCTGAAAACGAAATTGATAAAAAGAAGTACATTCATGCGATTGGTTATAGAGATAATAATAAACAATTAACTTTTTTAGTGTTGAGTAACGATTAAAAACAAAAATAATTATGAAAAGAGAAATATTATTTAAAGGAAAAAGAATTGATAACGGTGAATGGGTTGAAGGAGATTTACTAACAGCAGAACCAGTACTTATCTTTTGCAATAAAAATGCTTATGAATATAACGTTAACACAGAAACAGTTTGCCAATTTACAGGGTTATTAGATAAAAACGGTAATAAGATTTTTGAAGGTGATAAAGCAAATTGTAAATTTGGCAGTTTCACCGTTAAATTTATTGACGGTTGCTTTTTTACTTGTTTTGTCGACAATATTGCACCATTGTACGCATGGCATGCAGAAAGTGAAATAATCGGAAATATTCACGACTAATGAACCATCCCGAATTTTCACTACAAAAATCAATTTGCGCTTATTTAAACGCTCAATATCCGAATGTGTTATATCTTAGCACAGGAACAAGTTTGAAGTTAACAAAAAGCCAAGCAGGACGAAATAAAGCTACTCAAAAGGACGGATTCAAATGTCCTGATTTGCTTGTATTATTTCCGAATTATTATTACGATGGGTTGGCGATTGAATTAAAAGTTAAAAGTCCGTTTCGTAAAGATGGCACTTTACTTAAAAACGAACATTTAGAAGGGCAACAAAAGGCAATTGATGAACTAAACAAGCTAGGATATTACGCTACATTTGGAGTTGGTTTTGAACATTGCAAACAAATAATTGACGATTATATGTTGCACGTGTTGAGATAATTGTTATATTTGTAAAGGTTCGCTTCGACATTATAGAACTTTAAGGTATTAGTTATGCCCTTTCATGAATTAGTAGGTCGAAGCACTAAGGAATGAAGGGGTTTTTTATTTTAAAGGTTACTCGTTATCCAAAAAACGTTTATAAAATTATGGCAAATGTCAAATTATTGTTCTGTGGAACTGAAAAATCAAACACGATTGATAGAAATATAGAATGTTTCCACAATCAATTCGATGAAATTACAATCAATGTAAAATGCGATGTTAGTGGTTCATTTACGTATGTGTCATTAGACAAAGAAACAGCTATTAAACTATCTAAAGAACTTCGTAAACAAATTGCTTTAATCACTGGAGTTCCTTTTTAATTATGGAAAAGTTACAATGGTTCAAATTCTCTATTTCGGAATGGAAGATGGGAAAAATTCAGCGATGCAATGCAGAAACGAAATCAATGTTTTTAGAATTATGTTGTTTGTATTGGATAAATGAAACGAAAGTATCAATTGAAGATGCAATTATCGAATGTGATAAGGAGCATTACGACATTCTTATTTCAAAAAGAATAATCAAAGAAGTTGATGGATTCATTAAAATCTATTTTCTTGATGAACAGTTTGAAAGTGCTATGGAAAAGAGCGTAAAAGCTAGAGAATCAGTAGAAAAAAGATGGGCTAAACGTAAAGAAAAAGAATTACCAACGAATAACGAACGTAATACGAACGTAATACAACCGAATAACGAACGTAATACAGAAGAGAATAGAAGAGAAGAGAATAGAAAAGAAGATTATTTATCTACTGAAGTCGAAGATAAAAAGAAACAAACTTTTGAAGAACAAGTAAAAGCATTTTTAGTTTGGTTTAATGAAATGATGCTTAAGCGAAAAGGTAAGCTAGGTAGGTTTAATAAATTATCAAAACCCGACAGAAACAATTTTAAAGAAGTAAGGGCTTCTTATGAATTTAAAGATTTTGAAATTGCTTTTAACAACATGTACAAAAATCAATGGGTTCACGAAACAGGTAATTTAACGCCAACGCATTTTTTGAGATTAGACAATTTCAATAGATACTTAAATCAGTCAAGCACTTATACACCAGCTTCTAAAATTCTTGACCATGATTAAAAAACTATCAGAAGTAAAGACAGAATTAGAACACTTGCATACGGTAGGAATCGAGCTTGGTAAAGATGTTGGTTGGACTTGGGAACAATTTCCTTATACGGTTAAACTTGGTTCGACAACTTACATAGCAGGTGCTCCCGCTTCAGGAAAATCTGAATGGTGGTTTGAGATTCTAATAAACTTATCTTGTTTGCATGGATGGAAGCATGTTATTTATTCACCTGAAACAGGTTCACATGTTGATATTTATTCAGAGTTGATGCACAAATTTATTGGTAAGCCTTACATAAAAGGAACTTGGCAAATGAACGCAACTGAAAAATTAACAGCAGAAAAATTCATTGAAAAGCATTTCTTTGTGTTTGACGACCAAAGCGAAATGAGTGCACAAAAGTTCTACGATATGATTGATGAATTTGAAAAAGAAAATAACATTCAGATTCACACAACAACAGCCGACCCTTGGAATGAATTGAAAAGCGATTTTAAACCTGAAGATTTAGGACGTGAGGATTTGTATTTAAGTCGAGTGCTTGGAGTCGTTAGAAAGCATGCAAAACAAAATCAAAAACATCATTGCATAATTACACACGTTCGAGATCAAAAAATAGAAAAGGCAAAAGGAACTGATTTGTATTATTACCCATTTCCAACAGCAAGAGATTTAGCAGGTGGTCAAACTTGGTTTCGAAAAGGTATGTCAATGATCATTTTTTGGCGACCACCTGCAGGATTCGAAACAGGAGCTGGTGAAATTGCAGAAGATAATGAAGTACATGTAAAGATTGCTAAGACAAAACCAAAAGGCACTTCAAAGAATGGAACGTACAAATTTTATCTTAATCTTTCGGCATATCGTTATTACATGAAGGATTTTGTGGGTCGTGAAATTTATGCTAACCGTGGCGAATATGATACAAAACCCGAAACGCATAAAAAAATTGAGTTTAACCACCAATTTAAACCACTTGAACCGAATAATGAATTTGATTTAACACCGCAAAATGATGATACACCTTTTTAAATTTTAAAATTATGGAGAAAGTAGAGTATTGGCAAACGTCATTTGATAGCAAAATAAACGATTCTGACGCATTTTTAACTAATTTATGTCTAAAGTATTGCGAACAAAATAATAATGCGTTAAACGTAAAGAAAGCGGTTAACTTTTCTAATAAGGTTTACAACGTTTTGACATTGATAAAACAGTTTCGTTCGATTATGTATAAAGCTGAAATTGATTGTAGTGTTTTGATTGGTGAAAATAAACGAATTAAAGAACGTTTAAGGCAGTTTGAAAGTGAAGATGAAGCAATGAATAAAGAAAGTCTTAAACATGTTTCGAATGATGCTTTAAAGCAACTAGAAGAAGATTATAATAAGAAGTTGATTGAGTTTAAAGATAAATATCAAATTCAGATTCAGCAGTTAGAAATGGAAAACGACCAATTAATAAAACAACTAATTAAAATTAATAAACAATGAAACTAGATAAAAAAACTTGTGAAATTAAGATTTGTAAGTTCAAAGATATACGGCATATTTTTAAAGAATTTCATTATAAAAAAGATTCAATGGGTGGTGGTATTAGTATTTGTTTCGCTATGTTTATGAATAATGAATTAGTAGGCGGTAGTGTATTAGGTAAACCAAGACATGACAAGAAGTACAAAAATTGTATTGATATACGCAGAATGGCTTGTTTAGATAATGCGCCATGCAATAGTGAAAGCTATTTTCTAGGACAAATTATTAAATACATTTCTTCAAATACTGATTATGATTTTGTATTGTCTTATTCAGATATGACAGTAGGGCATATTGGAACTATTTACAAGGCTTCAAATTTTGAATTAGAAGGACTTACAACACCAACTAAATATGTTGAGTGGAATGGAAGAACTTATCACCCTAGAAGTTTATCAATTGATAGAGATTATTCTTATAAATTAAGAGAAGCAGTTAAGAGTGGTGAAGCTATTATTAAAACAGGTTTACCTAAAAAGATTTGGATGTTTAAAATACGACCAAAGAACCGATACAAGAAAGTGAATTTTAAATCAATTGAATTAAATATTAATCAAACAGAATTAATATTTTGAAAAAAAATAATTCAATAAATGTTTGGAGATAAAAGATAAATATTTATCTTTGTTAGACAGAAACGAAAAATAAAGATTATGAACTTCATTAAAACAACAGAAAGAACTTTTAACAATACAGTAAAAACACAATTGTTAAACTTATTACCAACTACTGTAAAAATCGAAAAGAAACACGTTGCAAGTGTTGGTTATGTTTTCTTCGCTAAAGATTCTAATAATAAAATTTTAGGTAAAGCAACAAAAGGTGGTGAAGGAATGGTTATTTATATTAATTAAGTAGCCATGAAACAAATTGATATTGAATTAAACGCTTGTAACGTTATAATTGACGAAATAAAAAGCAAAGGTTTTTGTCGAGTTGCAAGGGTTCAAAACTGCATTGAAAAAGTTAAAAGAAGATTAAACATTGATTTAGTAGAAAGTAATGGAGTTCTTCGATTTAAAGATAAATGTATTTGTAGCGGTAATTTTTTCACTTGTAATATGTGTTCATCTGAGAATTGTAAAAACAAATCAATTTTATTAGCACATTAAAAAATGTAAGTATTATGAAGATTAAACAAAAAATTAAGCTATGAAAAAATTAAGCGTAAAAAAAGCAAAAGGTTGTTATATTCAACTACAAAATGAAGATGTTTATCAAGTTGTTGAGGTGTTTATTAAAGACGAAAACGCATACTTACTACTTAGTAATTATAAATGGTATGTATTTTTGAAAGATGAATATATTGATTGTGAAGGCGAATGAAAAATATGATTAAACTAATAGAGAAGTTTTTATTTTGGATATACGGAAATGAAAATCTAATATCTAATGAAGGTTATAAAATATTATCCGACCCAACAAAAAGAAAAAGGTTAATAGAATGGATTGAAAACTATCACAAAACAGGAGTATGGGATTATTCTTTTTGGGATGAAAAATAATTTCACTTCAATTGCAATTTAATTAAAATAAATACTTATCTTTGTTTTAATTAGTCAGGTGAGCGGAATGGTATCGCATCGGAGAACCCGATCCTTTTTCGACAAAGGTAACCATGTGAAAGGCACATTGCAGGTTCGAATCCTGTCCTGACTACGATTAATAAACAAAAAACAAATAATTATGGATAAAATTCACAATGTAGACTGTATGAAGTACAGAAAAGCTACACACATAGCAGGTGTAGACGTTGAAGCAATCATCGCAGAAAAAGGTAAATGTATAGTAACGATTAAAGATGCTTACTATTCAAAAGGTGTTGATGTATCGGGCAATAAAACAGATGGTTACTTTTTAGAGTTTGCTGAAGATATTAAACCAATGGTAGTTAATTCAGGTAATCGTAAAGTTATTGCATCACTATGTAAGCAGACAAAACAATTAACACCAATCGAAAGTAGAAACATTGCTAATTGGGTTGGTATGCAGATTGAATTATACTTTGACCCAGCTGTTAAAATGATGGGTCAAATAGTAGGAGGTATTAAAGTAAAACAGCAAGCAGTAGTAGTTGAAAAGAAAACTATTAGTGAAGAACGATTCGCCAAAGCATTACAATCAATTGCAGATAACAACTATACTCGCAAAGAATTAGAAGAGAATTTTGTATTAACTAAAGAACAAATTGAAAGGTTATGAAAGTTAAGTTTGTAAAATTAAAACAAGGTGCTATATTAGATAAACTGACAATAGGAAAGGTTTATGATGTATTAAATATTGATTGTAGCGATAGATATATAGTTATTAATGATGCTGGAGTTGAATCATACTTTTTCAAAGAAGAGATAGAAATAATAGAAGGAGATAATTTAACCTTAAAGAATATTCCTTTACCACCACAAACAGACCAACACTATAACAACACAAACGGAAGTCTTTATAAGTTTGCACAAGACCATGAGTTGAATGCTTGGGAGTTCGATATTATTAAACGAATTACAAGATGTCGCAAAAAAGGACAGTTCAAAGAAGATTTAGAAAAGACGAAAAGAGTTATTGATTTATATTTAAAAGAGTTTGAAGCGTAATAAAATTTTACTATATTTGTAATCGAGGATAGAACGGAAGTAATTAGCCGTTTGAAAGCCGAAGCGTTTACGGTTTCCTCGATTCTTTTTTAAACGCATTATTTAAACGCAAAAATATGCAAGAAGAAATTTGGAAAGATATTCCTGGTTATGAAGGTTATTATCAAGCAAGTAGTTTAGGTAGAATTAAATCCATTTATCAAGGTAAAAATACTATCTTAAAATTTAGTGATGTGAGAGGTTATAAAAAATTAACATTAATAAAAAACACATCAAAACAATACTTTAGAGTTCATAGATTAATTGGTTTAACGTTTATTGACAATCCTTTAAATAAGGAACATGTTAATCATATAAATGGAATTAGAGATGATAACCGAATTGAAAACTTAGAATGGTGTACACCAAAAGAAAATGCAATACATAGACGAGATGTTTTAGGTTATAGACACACCCAAGAATCAAGAAATAAAATTTCAATTGCACAACTTAAGCCAATTCAATGTTCTGTTACATTAAAGATTTGGTATGGTAACGAGTCTTGTGCAAAAGATTTAGGAATTAAAACGAAGGCATTAAACAATATGCTAAACGGTTACAGAAAAAATAAAACAACAGTAAAATATATTTAATATGACAGTTCATAAAGACATAGAACAAAGGAGCGTTGAGTGGTTTCAACTTAGACGTGGAAAAATAACAGGTAGTAATGCTAAAGGTTTATTTGTTAAGTCCGAAACATTATTAAATGATTTGATTAGTCAGCTAACAGAAGATTTTGATGATGAAGAAGAAAGTTATGTTTCATTCGATATGCAAAGAGGTATTGACCTTGAATGTATCGCAAGAGAAGAATTAGGACGTGAAGTATTTATTTCATTTAAAGAAGTTGGTTTAATTCAAAACTCTTCAATTAAAATACTTGCTATATCCCCCGATGGACTAAACGAAGATGGTACAATACAATGCGAGATTAAAGCACCTGCTAGTAAAAAGCACACTCAAACAATTCGCCAAGATGAAATACCTAGCGATAATATTCACCAAGTACTTCATGCTTTCGTAGTTAATGAAAAGCTAGAAAAGAATATCTTTTGCTCTTATCGTCCTGAGAATAATATATGCCCATTATGGTATAAGGTTGTTACTAGAGAAACTGAAATTGATTTGGGTACGAAAGCTAAACCGAATATCAAAACAGTTCAAGAATGGGTAGATATTGCATTGATTGAAGCTGAGTTATTAGATGAGCAAGTCGATGCTGAGTTAAAAAGATTGGAAGAAAAGTATAAAAAGTAATAGCTATGGATGGTTATGGAAGATATTTAGCGTTAATAATTATTCTTATATGGTTATTCTCATCAGTCAAAGAAAGTTATAAAAAAGACAAAAAAGAAACAATAGCAATAGTAAAAGCATTTGTATTTGGAATTTTGATACTAGCTTTCATTTTATTAATATATTATAATTGGTAACATGGGTAGAATATCACAAAGAAGTAAGAAACGAGCAGAAAAAGAATTTGATATTTATTTTAAACACGAAAATAAAATTAAAATGACTGAGCAAGAATTTAATAAAGAACTAAGAAGTATATTAGTTGGTATATGCGGATTAGAATTACACCCAAGAACGATTGAAAGGTGTGTAAAATTATTAGAATATCATGAGGAAAATGTTAAGATATGAGTAATAAAGAAACATTCAACGTTAAAATAATATCATTTAATAAATACATAGGTTATCCTAAAGATTTTATAGGTTCAACTACAAAAGCATATAAAGATGAAAATGGTATATATGTGTATTGTTATTTTGGTAGTCAATCAGTTTTATCTATAAACGATGGATATAGACACGTAGAAGATAATGAAGTTGAAATTTTAAAAGATTAATTCAAACAAACCCATTGCCAATAAATAAATTCTTATTATATTAGCAGAACAAAACAAAAAGATTATGAAAAGAAAAGCAATTATTATCGGTGAAGAACCACAGAAAGAAAGTAAGGGTATTGAGTTTACGCATTATTTTCACCCTAAAGGATGGGGTGAAGCTACTATTGTACCGCAAGATAGACAAATTGTAAAAATAGTTTATTTAGGAAAATGTCAAACAGATGGAGATATGTTTGCTGTTTACTTTAACGCTAACACAATCAATGTTTTCAAAGGCAATTTAAACGATGGAACATATTAGGCTATGAAAAAACAAGAAATAGAAGAACTGACAAGAACGGCTTTTGGCTATATTAAAAAGTGTAATACTAAGAATAGACTTTCAGAAAGATTTAATTCAATTACTCATGAAAAAGATAGCAATGATAACTATAACGCATTCCTAGAAACATTCAGCAAGTTAAAGCAAGCAGTCGAAACACAGCAAACATTTGACAATTTAACCAACTTACGAAACCAAGCGCATTTTAAAATGAAACGTGCACAACATAATGAATGGTTGCTAGAATACGCACAATATCAAAGTGAGGTTGATTTGTACGATAAACGAATTGAAATTTTAAAAAGTAAGTGATATGAAAAAGAAAATAGCACCATACAATCGAGCGGATGAATTAATAACAGAATGTAGTGATATTGATTACAGAGCGTTTGAAGTAAGCAGACAATATACACTTGATGGAATGGCAAAAAGTAATATTAGAGCGTGTGGAATGGCTTTAATAGTTGTTAATGAGATTCTAAATTCATCTTATTGGTGGCAAATAAAAAGAAAGTTATTTTTTCAAGCTGTTAAAATAGCTATTTATGTAAGACTAGCAGAATCAAAAGATACACTTAAAAATATTAAATAACATGAAACAAGCATTTCAAATAAAAGTAAAGGACTTTGTAGAACGTACAGGTATGACAATTTCAGCAATTTGTAAAGAGGTTGGTTACTCGCAAAATTCAAAGGTTCGAAAGTATGTGTACCAAGATGATTTCAATAAGGATTTGGAATTGAAAACGATTGAAAGAATTAGTAATTTTATTGATAAATATAAAGGATAAAAAACATGAAAAGATTTAGACATTACGGTATGCAGTATTTTGCATTAGGTTCAAATAAGCCAGTTGGATTTCACTTTGAAAACTTTGAACATTTAATTGTTTGGTTTAAAAGCCTTGAAAAAAGATATAGCGAAACAGAAGGATATACACCTAGAGTATTCTTATTAACTTACGATGAAATTGTAGAAGGTTCGTCCGATGTTGAAGTATTTGTAACAGAGAATTTAAACCATTTAATTGAAATAATCGAACAAGATGCTTTAGACTATGATTCATGTAGAGTTTGGCACTTTCAAGAATATGAATCATTTCAAGAAGCCTATGAAGTAGCGTTACTTATTAGAGAGGAAAACAAATTGTGTTATAGTAAAAATTAAACAATGAACACACGAAACGAACAAGCCAAACAATGGTATTTCACAACGTTTTTAGATGCAATTAAATTTGGATTCTATTTGGTTGTAGTTGGTTTAATAGTTATGACTATCTATTTTAAACAATGCAAAGAACCGAAAACACAACCTACTAAAGTTGTTGAATATGAATGTCCAATTATTGCAGATACTGTTAAGAATGATTGGGTCAAAAATCCTGATATTTGCATTGAAAAGCGGTTAGTTTATGAACAAATGTTAAACGATATTGATAGATGAGAAAGCGCTCTAAATTAGTACGTGAAAAAATTGGTAAATTAGCAATTAAATATCAATGGGCTTGGTACTCACTAAACGACAGAAAAGGAATAGAAGTATATGTTTCTGATGAATCAATTTTAAATAGAAAAGTTAACGAAGAATTTGATTAAATTAGCATTATGAAAAAAGCACTTTTAATATTAGTAGTCATTATTTCGAGTTGTATTACTCATAAAATTACAATACCTCACTTTATACAATATGAGAAATATATGTGCCTGAATACTCGTTACAATGTAAATCATTTACGTGAATTATATGGCTATCAGATTTTTTCAACTCAGTTCATTGTCGAACAAGATACTATTTGGAATATTTACCAAGCGGATAGTAATTCCGTTGTTTTAAGGCCAATGAATCAAGATACAACGAATTACATCTACACATCAAACGTATTCAGACATAAATACAAAAAACTATGAAAAACTTTATATTCGGAATAATTGGATTTATTATTTACATTCAATGCCGTTTTATTCATTTACCTATTTTTTGGATTGGTTTTCCATCGCTGCAAATGTGGGTAACTCAAAATGAAATGATGAAACGACACATTGTATCACTTGTTTTTGTGTGGCTTAATTTAGTTCTATTCTACTTTTTTTCATGGTGGGTTTTGCTGTTCGTTTTAATTCAGATTTTGACTATCTTTGTTATTATTAATCGACAAACGAGAAAGTGATTATGGGAGCACCAAAAGGTAACAATTTAGAACTTGCATTTGAAGTAGTGGCATTGATTGAAAACGAGTCTTTGCCACTTAATAAAGCGTGTGAAAAAATAGGGATGCCAAGAGGTAGTTTTTATTTAGAGTTGAATAATAGTAAAGAATTGTTTGACACGTACACGCGCGCGAGGGAAGTGCGTGCTGACCGAATATTCGAAGAGATTTTAGAGATTGCAGACAAACAAGGCGAAGACGTAACAACTGACCCAAATACAGGCGAACCGCAAATTAATCATAATATTGTGCAACGTAACAGACTGCAAATTGATGCACGTAAATGGGTTTTAGGCAAAATGAGTTCACGTTACGCAGATAATCAAAAAATTGACGTTACAACAAACGGAAAAGATTTACCGAGCAATACAATTGAAGTTCGAGTAGTACCACCTACCGACATTGATGATGAAGATTAAAATATGGACGTTACAATTGTATTCGAAAAGATTTGGAATGCGATTAATGAAGTAGATGAAAATGGTAAAAACAAATTTCGCTATATTATTAATCGTGGTTCTTCACGTTCAAGTAAAACTATTTCATTAATACAATTTTACGACCTTTATGCACGATCAAAAGAGAATAAGCGTTTAACTATTTGGCGAGATACTAAAACGGATTGCAAAAAAACCGTTCTAAATGACATGATTAAAACATTGAAGCGTGAAAGACTTTACAAAGTAGGTCAAGACTTCAATAAAACAGAATCAATATTTTCTTATAATTCGGGTTCAACAGTTGAAATTCATGGCACAGACGATGAAGAAACGGTACATGGATTAACACAAGATTGTGCGTGGGCTAACGAACCTTACAAGATAAGCCGTGAAACATTTAACCAAATAGACCAACGAACCGCAGATTTTATTTTCATTGATTACAACCCTAAAAAAGACCATTGGGTAGAGGATTTAATAAAAGATTCACGCTCAATTGTAATAGATTCTACATTTAAAGATAATCCGTTTTGCCCTGAAGAATCAAGGCGTAAAATCCTAAGCTACCAACCTGTAAGTTATTCAGATATTGTTTTAAATGGACTTATTCAAGAAAATGAAGTAAGACAATATAATTTTATAGAAAACAAGTTAAACTTTACCAAAAGACAAATTAACGAAGCGTTACGATGTTTAGATAATGAGTATAAAAATTCAGCTTCATTGTTCAATTGGCAAGTGTACGGATTAGGTGAAAAATCTGAGAAACCAAATCGTATCTTTAGTTGGAAGGAAATACCCGACCATGAATATCAAGAAATAAAAGCACCTATTTACATCGGTAATGACTGGGGTAAAGTTGACCCGTGGGCAATTGCAGAAGTTAAGTACCAAGATGGATGCTTGTATATTCATGAATTAAACTATTTAAGCGAAAACAAGATTCGTGAAAACCTCAAAGCACAAGAACGAATTATTCTAAGTGAACAGGACGAAGATTCAATGGATGAAGGTTTAGTAAAATGGTATTTCGATAGATTAGGAATATCAAAGAAATCTACCATTATTTGCGATTCTAACCGACCGCGAAAAATTGCAGCACTTAGACGAATTGGATATGATTACGCAGAACCAGCGAGTAAACCAGGGGGAAGTATTATTGATGGTATTGATTTGTTAGAGAACTTGAAAGTATATTACACAAGTTCAAGTACGAATGTCGCATACGAACAAGAAAATTACTCTCGAAAAGTTGATAGATATGGAACTATTTTAGAAGAGCCTGAGGACAAGGATAATCACTGTTTTATTGGTAGTACATTAATTGAAACGATTAATGGACCAAAACAAATAAAAGATATTGAAGCAGGCGAAATGGTCCTAACATCAAAAGGTTACAAAAAAGTACTTCATAAATTCCATAACGGAAAGAAACAAGTAAATAAATACTCGATGCTATTCGATACGAAAAAAACCGTATATTTGTGTTCAACAGAAACACATAGAATTAAAACGGAAAACGAATGGGTACAAATTCAGAATTTAAAAGCGGGGAATGTATTATTCCTACACAAGAATTTAACGGAAAAACCTACTATTTATACAAAGACGAAAGGTATTTTAGCAAGGGTACAAAAAGGCTTCATAGAGCTGTTTGGGAACATTACAACGGACAAATACCAAAAGGATATGATATTCACCACGTCAACGATGACCCCACAGACAATAGGATTGAAAACCTCAACTTGGTCCTTAACTCGCTTCATATGCGACACACTGCAAAAAAGAGATTTAAGAATAACCCAGAATGGGCTAAAGATTTTCACGCAAAAGGAATTGAAAGCGCAAAAGAATGGCATAGGTCCGAAGAAGGTAGAGAATGGCATAAAGAACATGGTAGAAAATGTTGGATTAATAGACCTTTTGAAGATAAAAAATGTCAACAATGCGGAAACAATTACACAACAAGACATAAAGGCGAATCAAAATTTTGTAGTGGAAAATGCAAGGCTCAGTATAGACGAGATAAAAAACTTGATGACATTGAAAGAAAATGTACACGATGCGGAAATACTTTCATCGTTAACAAGTATTCAAAAAGAAAAACTTGTGGATGTAAAAGTGATTGATACTTGGACTGAAGATGTTTATGATTTAATGGTTGAAGATGTTCATGAATATTTTGCAAATGGTATATTGGTTCATAATTGTATAGATTCGGTTAGATATGTGGCACTATACTTACAACGAATTGGGGTTATAAAATTGTCGTAAACAAAAAAACCCACCGATTAAAGTGGGTTAAAAAGGCAAATTATTGCGTTTTTATTCTTGTGTAATATTTAAAAGTTGTTCAGCTTGTTGTGTTGTGTAACCCAACGAAACAAGTCCTTGAATTGCTTCGGCTTTCATTTTAGCGTTTTGCGCAACGTCTTTTTGGTTTTCTTGCAATGCTGGAATATGTGAATAGTCAAGTTCGATGTAAATACCCATATCAAACAACCCTAACGAATCATTTAAAGCAAAACAGAATAATTCAGCGAATGGAATAATTGAATCTTGGTAAGCCATTTTAAGACCTTCATTCATATTTGTGAATGTGCTTTGTTTATCTCGAGAAAAGATATTTTCATTTAATCCAATTGCATCAATTACTTTTTGCATTGTGTGGTTAATTGTTTCAAATATCATTTGGTCTTTAATCGGATAATTCAAATCTTGATATTCAACAGGTTGTTTTGAGAATTTAATAGGCGTTTGATTGTCAAAAATTCCATGCGTTTCTGTAAATTGTCTTTCTAAATCAATTTGTACATCTTCATCAAGATTTCTAACGCCAATTGCATCGCCACCTTTTGGCGTAATAATACCCAAAGCACCTTTTTTAGCTAAATTGACGTTATTAAAGCCATAACCAGCCCGAGCATTTGAAATAGGCATTTGAAGCGATTCAAGTACCGACATTCCTTTAATACCATCTTCGCTATATCCTTTCATGTGGATTATTTCGTCAACCGTAAATTTGTCGCCATTGTTTTTTAATGAGTAACCTTTGATAATTTCATCCTTTGTACTCATTTTATAACTTTTACCTGTTGTGCTTATTACCATTTCACTATTAGGTAAAATTGGGAACAACACATTAAAAGGATTAGTAAATGGTGAAGGTTGGTTTTTGTATAGGTAACTGTTTCCGTAGATATGGAGATTAACGCAGTTTGCAATCATCCATTCATTTCGATTCATTGTTAACGTAGGTTTTTCGAGTGCCTTAATCAAAGGGTGGTTTTCAATTACTTCATTCGTTTTATAATCTTTAACCCGAAAAATACCGTTCGAAAACATTGTTGCTTTCTTCATTATTGGGATATAGATTTCGGGAGTAGTTTTAAACAATCTCATTTCATTGTTAGAAATTGTTTCATATACTTCTTGTGGCGTATTGTAATTTCCAACAAAGTCATAATAATCATTACCAATATTTAACCCCCTTGTAAATCGGTCTGTGCCTTGAAATAAGCCACGAAAAGAATTACCTAAATTGGTAATTGAAAAAAATGGATTTGTCATTTTATATAATTTTTTACAACAAATATAATTGTATTTAACATAATATTGTACATTTGTCAAAAGTCTATTTAACATAACATGAAAAAAGACCAAGAGAAACAAGTTATTAAGCCTAAAACTAAAGATGAATTAATCAAAAGTTTAAAGGATAAAAACAGCGGAAACGAAATTTTAAAATAATGGGAGAAATATTTAAGTCGCACGCAATACCAAATAAAGAATTTTCTACTAAGGAAATGTTGTTTGATGAATTGCGTAAAAATAAAGAAATCATTATTGACGCTAAAAAATCAGTAATTCTAAAATCTTGTGATAAAGGTCAATCTGTTTTGTTAAAGAATTTGGATTTACAAAAATTTGCAGAAACTGAGAAAGCAATTAATTTTGATAGTGATTACTACTACTTCGCTGTTAATTCAACTTTGATTTTAGATTCACATGAAGATTTGCATGATAACGGTGTTTGGAATCAATCAGTAAAACAAATTCAAGGTAAAAACTATTTGATTTGCGACCATGATTTAGACATTGATAAAGTAGTTGCTAAAAAAGAACACATTGAAATTCTTATAATTAAAGTGCCATTTTCAGTAATTGGAAAAGATTATAAGGGGGAAACTGAATTACTTGTGTATAAAGTTCGTAAAGACAGAATTATACACAAAACAGTTAAAGAATGGCTAGAAAGTGGCGATTCTTTAGAGTGTTCAGTTAGAATGCAATACGTTACTATTCTCTTGGCAATGGATTCAGAAAACCCACAAGATGCAACTGAAAAAAAGAATTATAACGATTATATCAATAAAATAGCTAACAAGAACGATTTTGAGTATATCTCACATTTCTTTATTGTCAAAGAAGCTAAAAATGTAAAAGAAAGTAGTTTGGTATTATTTGGAAGTAATCATGTGACAGGTGTTATTTCAGATACTGCTAACAAAGATATTGAAGCCGCTTCGAGCACTTCAAAACAAGAGCCGTTGGAAAACACTCAAAAACGAAGAAGAACAATTTAATTATTAACAAGTAAAAACTAAAAGAAAATGTTTACTTACAAATCACAAGAAGAAGTTGATAAAATGAGTGCTACTGAGTACGAAGCTTATACAACGCAAAAAAACGCTCACGAAGCCGACCAAAGAAAACAAGAAATTGATAAGGCTATCGAAGAAGCTAACAAAAACAACGCAACAAAAGCGGAAATTGAAGCATTGACTAACAAGCAAAATGCAATCATTAAGGAATTGGAAAACGCTACAATCTTAATGAAAAAATTGACTGAAGGCGACACAAACAAAGTAACATCGTTTAAAGAAGTGATTTACAAATTTGTTGAGGAAAACGCTGACAAAATCAAACAAGCGTTTAAAAGCGGTGGCGCTGTTGAAATGGACGTAACTAAAGCTGTTGGAACAGTTGAAGTTGCAAGTGCTACATTACCTGTTGCGGCTCCTGCATTGCAAGGTGTACAAGTTGCCCCACCAAGCCGTGCTAATTTGCGTAGTGCTGTTATCAACGCAATGGTAACAACTATCCCAACAACACAAGCAAGTTACGCATATACTGAAACATTGCCAAAAGAAGGTGGTTTTGATTTCGTAGCAGAAAAAGGTTCAAAACCTCAAATTGATATGAAGTTCGAAACTCGTTATGCTTCACCTGTGAAAGTTGCGGCTTGGATGAAATTAACTGAGGAAGCTGTTACAGATATTCCACAATTACAGGCAATTGCATACGATTTCTTACGTCAACAACACGATTTAAAACGTGAAAAAGGCATCTTAAATGGCGATGGAGTTTCTCCAAATCCTAAAGGTGCAACTACTTACGGACGTGCATTCTCTGCTGGTGCATTGGCTAACTCTGTTGCGAATGTTAATTTTATGGACGTTGTAAACGCTTGTATTACTGACATCTATACAACACATAACTTTACAGATGAAATGCCGTACATGGCAAATATCGTATTGATTAACCCTAACGACTTCTTTATTAATTTAGTTTCGGCTAAAACAACAAATGGTGAGCCGTTATATCCAAGTGCATCGTTATTTAACCAAGTTACTATTGGAGGTGTTACAATCATGCCACACGAAGATATTGCGGCTGGTTATATCTTTGTTGCCGATTTATCTAAATACAACACTACAAACTATGTAGGTTATAACGTTAAAATTGGATGGGTAAATGATGACTTTATCAAAAATCAATTCGTTATTTTGGGTGAATCTCGTTTCCATGCTTTTGTTAAGAAATTAGACGAACAAGCGTTTATTTATGACGAAATCGCTACAATCAAAACAGCGATTGAAATCTAATTAATTTACAGCCCCTTTTCGATTGATTAGGGGCTTAATTTAAAACTAAACAAAATGGAAAAAGTTCTAATTGTATCAACAGGTAAAAGTAAGTCATTCCACAAAAAAGGAGTTGAAAGAGAAGTAACTTCTGAAATGGCAGAAATTTTGGTTAACAAGGGTGCTGCTGAATATGCAGACGGAAAGCCAAAGAAAGCAACGAAAAAAGAAGACAAACAAACTGAAGAATAAATATGGCAATCACAGCACCAAACGACTATAAAGTCGGACAATATAAAATCAACATCAATAAGCATAATGAAGCAGATGTTCAAGCGTGCATTGATAGTGTTGAAGATTTAGCTTTAATGCAACTTTTCGGAGTTGAGTTTAAAGACATTGTTTTGCAAGGTGCTGAAGATTTAGACCCTATTTATAAAAAGTTGTTTGAGCCTTTTAATTACCAAGATGATTGCGATCGTATTTGGCAATCGAAAGGTGTTAAAGAAATGCTTTTAGGCTTTGTTTATTTCGAATGGTTCGCCACTCATTCAGTAGCAGTTGTTTTAGATGGACAAAGAGAAAACGAAAGCGAAAACTCAAAAAGTGCGAGTTCTTTGAAAGCGAATAACGAAAAGCGTTATAACGATGCGGTAAAGACGTATAGAGCCATTCAAGCGTATATTAACGACAATTTAGATGTTTATCCTGAGTTTAAAGGACAATCTAAATTATTAATGAATTGGTTCTGATGTTGGATATTGATAAAATAGTTGAAAACGAGATAATCGCAAAGATTGACACAAAAATTCGTGTTAAAACAGCTTCTGCAGTTGTGGATGGTAAACAAACATTAACTTTCTGCAATCAAAAGTATTTGCGTTTATTTGATTCTATTTTCTTTGGCGACACAGAAATTGAAATCTTTTCAAACGATGGGGAAAACGTGGTTATTTTAACTACAACTCCAATTGAAAGAAATTCAATATTAAACATCGCTATACCATTTTATCACAGAGGAACACCAAGAGCATTAAATTCTGAATGGTCGCAGATTTCAAGCGATGAAAGGGATAAATTACCCGCTGTTTGGCTGCTCAATCCAATTGATGAAACATTTAGCTTGAAAAATGACGTTGAAAGAACTGCTGAAATTACGCTATTCATATTGTGTTCTGCTGACTTATCGCATGATGTAACAGAAGATTTACGCCAAAAAAATGTATTTCCAATGCTACAACTGGCAAAAGAAATTCAGCGAGCAATAGATAGTAACGTCAAGTTCTTTAATCGCTTAGAGTCGTACAAAACACGTGATTACTCCATTTTTGGGAGTGAAAACACAAACGGAATGATTAAACAAATAATTGATAGTCAACTTTCAGGATTATCAATGTCATTCAGTTTGGAAATTCTGAAAGGAAATTGTAATTGTTAAATTTAAAACTATAAAATTATGTCAAATGTAGTAGGTTGTACTTGTGGTGATGTTCATGGTAATACAGGACTACCAAATTGCGTACAACAAATTAAAAAGGCTCTAGGGCTTGGAATTGTTTCCACATTTCAAAGTGATGGAACTTTGAATAGTATTCCATTAACAACGGGGGTTGTCTCTTTTGGTGATTTATTCTTTAATGCTGATAGAACACAAAGAGTTTACCCTATCACAGAACTACGCAACGTAACACGTCCGAATGAAGCGGAGCAATACGCAACTGATTCGGCTGGTGGTAAAGTGAAAGTTCGTGATGTTGTTTACCGATTCATGGCTGAAAAATGGGAGGTTAGTCCTGCTTATGTAGCAAAATTGAAAAATGGTGAATGTAACCAAAATTCAACGTACATCTTTAACGCTGATGGGGTTGTTGGATTGAAACAAGTAGATGTTTTAGTTCCAATCAAAATTAAAGCGTATGCGCCAACTTATGCTGATGCTACGGATGCCGACCCAAGTAAATTAATGTTGTCTTTTGATTATTCACAAGAAACAAACATTGGTGAATTGTGGTTAGTTCCTTGGTCGCAATTAGGCATCACTTACAACGACATTAAAGGTTTGATTGATGTTAATTTTACACAGGTTGATGCCCCTGCTGATGGCGGAACAAACACAACTGTTGCTTATGCTTTATCAACTGATTACGGCTTTGGAAATCCTGAAGCGCAAAACATTGATGGGTTAGTTTCTGCTGACTTTGTATGTACAAATAAAACAACAGGTTTGTCTATTTCTTTAGTTTCAGTTGTTGAAACTCCTGATGTTAAGTATTTATTCACTTTACCTTCTCAAACAACAGCTGACAAGGTGGAGATAAAATTGAATACCAACTCAGGATTTGAAGGTGCTGTAATGTTTGCTCAACCTGCTTAATCATGGGCTTTATAAAAGTTGGCTACGGTGAATATAGTATTGAAGCCGTACAAGGTAAAACACTTGACCAACTGAAAGAAGATTTCCCGAACACTCGAATAGAGATTTTAAAGGAAATTCACAAGCAAGTCGGCAAGAAAAAAACCACTAAAAAGTAAAAATTAACCCTCACTTAAACGGTGGGGGTTTTTTTATTACCTTTGATATTATGTTAAATAGAACTCCATTTTATGAATTTGTTGAACGCTTTCAGAAATTGAATGAAGTTGATGCGTGGATAAAGGCGTTTGATGCAGATTTAGAGGATGAAATTTGGAAATTAATCGTTATTGAACAGCTCGATAAAAAAGGGATTAACGACCAAGGCGATGTTATAGGTGTTTATTCACGTAAAACTGAAGAATTGGATTCACGTAAAAAAGCAGGTACGCCATACACATTAAACGATACAAGTGCGTTTATTAACTCGTTAGCGATTCAAGTAGGAAACGACTTCTTTACGACCAATGCAAACGGTCAAAAAGATAATACTAATTTGTTTCAGAAGTATGGGGATGGAATTATTGGATTAACGCCCGACAATTTAACAATAGTGAAAGAAATGTTAAAAGATAAATTTATAGATTATGTCAGAGAATTATTACAAGTCGATTAAACAACTGCCTTTAGAGAATTGGTTTGAATGTTCGGACGGTAACTATGAATTTACGCGTTTGAATGTTGAATTTGGCACTAAAGCAGAAGATAAAAAAGCGTGGGAAACATTATACAATGACTTTATTAATCTTATTGGATTAGATGAAAGTTTTGTCCGGTACATTGAATTATTAAAAGCAAGAGCGTTAAAACAGTTAGAATTTGTCGAAGGAATTAAAGATGGTAAACGAAACAGATTCTTAATGAATGGGATTCGTGAGATTTCAGCACGTATTACAGCTTATGAAAAAACACTTTCTTTTGGTGCTTCAGATAGGTACGAAATCCTGCAACATCTTGGTAAAATGCAAGGTTATCGAATTGACCCTTTAACGACAAAAACAATCGAATACTTTAAACTAATTGAAAAACTTAAAAAACAAAACTCAAAATAATGGCAAAGACTTATAGTAAAAAAGACATATTCGAAGGCAAATTATTTGATGAAGCAATCAACGAAGCGAATCAAATGATTAAGGTATTGGAGGTAATGGACACTAAAATAGTTCAGCTTTCAACTACTTATAAAACTACTTTAAATAGTGCCACAACGAACAATAAAAAAGGCATTGAAGATATTATTAAGGTATCGCAAGAACTTAATAATGTAACCGAACAAGCGAATAAAATTGAGAAGGATAAAATTGCCACTTCTGAGAAATTACGCAAAGCCGAATTAGACCAAGCTAAAGCATACGAACAATTTACCAAAGAAGTACAAAAACGTCAAGCAATTGAAGAGAAAGCACACGCAAAAAGGGAAGCTCAGTATAATAAAGAAATTCAGCAAACGGAAGCAATTGCTAAAACAGAAGCTGAAAGAGCGGCTAAATTAAGTACAAATTACGCTAAAACTCAACAGGCTTTAAATTCACTTTCTAGCAGATACCAAGATTTGGCTATCAAAAAAGAAATGGGTTTAAAGCTAACCGAAAAGGAAGAAAATAGACTATTAAGACTGCAAACACTCACGTTAAAATACGACCAAGCACTAAGAAAGGTGGATGGCGGCATGAATAAATGGACAAGAAACGTTGGTAATTATGCAAATGGTTACAATGGATTAAATGTTTCAATATCACAGTTAGCACGAGAAATGCCAGCGTTTGCTAATAGCGTTCAAACAGGATTTATGGCAATATCGAACAACTTACCAATGTTCTTCGATGAAATTACAAAAATAAAGAACGCAAACAAAGAATTAGCGGCTAGTGGGAAGCCAACACAATCACTTTTTAAACAGCTTGCAGGCTCTATTTTTAGCGTATCAACACTTCTTTCTATTGGAGTTACTTTACTAACTGTTTATGGCTCTAAAATAGTGGAAATGATTGCAGGAACAAAAGAACTTTCGGAAACGCAAAAGGAATTAATCAAAATAAAAGAGGAAACAAATGACAAAGGAGAAACAGAAATTAGAATTTTTCAAGAAGCAATTAAAGCATTAAAAGCAACAAATGCAGGCAGTAAAGAACGTGAGTATTACATCAAAGCAATCAATGATAAATACGGCACTACTCTAAAAAACTTGAAAGATGAAGAGTTGTTTTTACGTAATGTAAATGCAGAACAAGATAATTACATAAAACTTGCAAGAAAACGCATTCAAGACGACATTAACCAAGAAACAGCAAAAAAATACATTAAACGAGTTGAGGATTTAAAGAGATATATAAGTAAGACGCAAACAGATATGATGAATATTGCGTTTGAAGGAGAAGGAGCTTTAACAGGATTAGGAGATAAAATGGCAGACGCTTGGGATCAAGCTATGGGAACTAAATCTGTAACAGGTCAAAAATCACAGTTCACTATTTTAAGTGAAAACGTTGATAGTGCAAAAAGACAAATTGATAATTTAAACAAAACAATTGATTATTTATTAAAGCCTGAGTTAGATTTAAAGTTAGATGGTTATGGTGGGAAAACAAAAACATGGAGCAACAACACTAAAGAATTAGCTACACAACTTGAAAAAGTTGATGAATATTTAACAAAGCAAAACGAACTATTAGAAGAACGAGATTCTAAAAAACTTGAAATAAATATTCAAGCGGTTGACGATGCTATGCAGAAAGAACTTGAAAAGCAAATCGAAAATATCAACAAAGGGAATGATTACGACTATAAAGAACTTTGGAACTTGCTTGAAACTAAAAAACAGTTAAGACTTCAATACCTTAATGAAGAAACTGAAATTGAATTACGTAAACTTCGTGAAAAATACCAAGCTGAAGGACAAGCGGAACTAGATGCTATAAATGCAAATAGAGATAAATTAATTGCAGAAGGTGGCGACAAAGTGGCAATTGAAGCAAGCTATCAAGAAGAGATTAAAAAGCACCAAGAAAACCAATTACAAAGAACAGCCGATTTAAAACTAGAAGAGGAAATTATTTTAATTAATGCTGGGAAAAAACGTGAGGAAATATTAAAAGAAGAGGTAAAACTTGAATTGGATGCTAACAAACAAATTGAAGATGCGTTAAAAGACCATAACGAAAAAACAAAGCAAGAACAAGAGCGCAAAGACAAAGAAGAAAAGGACAAAGAAAAGGCGCATTTAAAAGAAATGGCAGACCTTCGTAAATCTTATTTGAATGGTATTTTTGACGAAATGAAAAGAATATCAAATGAAAAAGAAGCCCTTTTAGACAAGGAAATCGAAGCCGAAAAAAAGCAACAAGATAATTTGCAAGCACAAGCAAACGCAGGTAATATTGATGCACAAAATTCTATTAAAGCAAGCATTGAAGCGCAAAAACAAGCAACGATTGAGAAGCAAAAAGAAGTTGATAAGCAACGTAGATACGATGAATTAAAGATGTTGTATAACTTAATTGAAGCAAAGATTGAAAAAGGAGATGGAGCAATACAAGCAACAGGTAAATCAATGGCTGAATTAGCAATTATCAAAGGTGCGGCAAAGTTGTTAAGTGGATTTAAGAAAGGTACTAAAAAACGTGTTCGGGATGAAATGAATCCAAACGTTGATTTAGGTAGCGACCCCGATAATAGAATCATTCGTGTTGCAGGGGATGAAGGTATTTTAACAGGTGAAAAAATGAACTTACTTGAAAAAGTAGGTATTCACACAACTGATGAAATTGTCAATGCTGCTATTCAATCAAAGTTAAATATTAAACAAGATATTGCGGGTAATTCTTATGATTTATTAGCGTTACAAGGTAAGTTAGATGCAATTGAAAAAGCAATCATAAACAAGCCTGAAACTAACATTGAGTTAGGGTTAATTACTCAAAATGCAATGGAAATAATTGAGCGAAGAACACAAGGGAACAAAACAACTACAAACGCATTCAAAGTGAAATAATGGAGTTTATGAAACATTACATTAATGGGGTTGAAATTCGCCCTGTTAATGCGGAAAACATGGGTATTAAATGGGATTTTACAGGAAATGCAGAGCAATCCGAACTTAACTACGATTCGTTAATTCTTACAAATGATGCGTATAAAATGATAATGGAACACGTCAATAACTCGGTAGGAATATTCGAGGGCGTGCCTTATACTGTTGAAATTGGAACGTTTCAATTTGAATGCTTCATTGATTTAACCAACGCTTCTAAGTTCTCAGATTCGGAAATGGAATGTCAAATTCGTTTACGTAACTCATTTTCTTGGTTTATCGAACGTGCAAATAACACAACTTGGGAGTCTATTAATTCACAAACAGGAATAACAGGAGGCTTTAAAGTGCCTTATATTATTGTGAAAGATAACCAAGTTGAATTGTTACTGATGCTTTCGATTTCAACCTACACAATGACACGTGAGTTAATTAGTGCGATTAGGGATTTAGTAGTTGTTATTTCTGCTCCAACTGTTCAAGCATCAACTCCAAATGCAGGAGTGCCGCCTTCAATGCCAACAGGCGCTATTATAGCACTCGTTTTAAAAATAGCAGCACAAGCAATTTACACAACTGCAGTTGCTTTAGCATTAACATCAAACGTGTTAAAATTAATTGAATTATTTGTGCCAAAAGTTCGTTATTTCAACGCCATGAAAGTAAAAGACTTGTTAGCGCAAGGTAGCGCATTTTTGGGTAAACAATTTGAATCAACAGCCTTAGATAGTTTGCAAGGAATGACAATCTTGCCTGTTCCATTGCAGAAGTTGAATAAATCAATATTCGATTATTACATTGGCGACTTGGTTAGTCAATTTAATAAACCATACCCAACCGCAATGGATTATTCCGTTTCAACTGTTGGCGGTTTACTTGAAGAAATACGAAAAGCAATAAATGGCAAAATCTTTATCAATGGTAATACGGTTAGGCTTGAAAGACGAGATTATAATTGGACAATTTCGAATAAGACTTTCAAGAACACGTTAAACATTCAGTCAAAACGTGAGAATCAAAGAACGTATAATTTTGGTGAAACATGGAAACGTTATCTATTGCACTATAATTACGACATTTCTGATTCACATACAATGGACAAAATAAGCGGTCAAATTGTAGAAAAATCTACTGAACCAATCACAACTATAAACAACGACATTGTTTCAATTAAAGGCTTAGCAGATATCAATGTAAATCTTTCGCTTGGTTACAGAAAGAATGATCTAAATTTCGTTGAAAAAAGACTATTAGAATTTGCTGAGCTTGCGGATAGTGTAGCGGATTTTTTCGGTGCAAATAGTTCTTTAAGCGATAAAATTACAGGGCGTATTGGAGTTTTACAAATTAGTCAACAACATTTTAGTAATACAAAACTACTTTATACAATCGGAGGAAAACAACCGCAAAACTTTACTGATTATATTGGAGTGGATGCTTTGTATAATAAATTTCATTACATAAACGAGGTAAAAGACAATTTCAAGTCAATCGAAGAAAGCACTATTCCATTTGCACCGATTCAATTAGAAGCGTTAGACGAAAACAATGTGATGTTTGATGAAGATGGAAATGAACTAGAAATTCTTAACTTTGAGTGGATAAATGGAGCGCACCAAGCAAAAGTTGAATTAGCGCAAAAATCCAACTTAGCATTTAATACAAAAACGATAACATTATGACAATTGAAGAAATAATTACAAAGGCTCAAAATGCGATGGATTCATTATTAACGCCCGAAGTTATGGCAATGATGAATGATGAACAAAAAAAACAGATTAACGAAGCTAAAAACTCGTTAACTTTGGGGAATACATTTGAGGAAAAAATGGAGCAATTGAAGAAACTAAATAACATGACAAATGGGGTTGAAAATAACTAGTGAAAAATACAACGGTTTACCCGCACTTTACGCAAATGCAGGTGAATGGGTTGATTGCGAAATAACATTAAGAAACTCGTATCATGTTGGTAGCGGAACAAGTGCAACCATAAATTCGTTGGGTAATATCTTGACGTTTCAGAATGTTCAATGGGGTCAATACGGATTTGTTGCAGGAGATACAATTACAATTTCATTCTATAATTACGCAATAAGTACTTCAATTATAACGTATACAAGAACAATTACGTATATTAATGGAAATCAATTGCATTTAGATACTGCTTTACCAAGTGGTTACAATGCAGGAGAAGAATTTCCAAACGGAAATAATTTATCTGGAATGTTTGTGGATGCCGTTAAATTACCGCAACAAATAGACTTTATTTTCAACCTAACAAAAAACGGTATTTCCTCACCTAATTCAATCATTGATGGTGAAATGAATAGATTCATGTACAATGAAACTAATACCATGACAACTGTTGGAGATACTGAAACAATGGTTCAACTCGGTAATAAGTCGGGCGGAATGATGACAATACCCGAAATTGAACGTTTAGCCGATACAAGTGATGCTTTCAATTCATATTCAAACTGGAAGATAACGTTTAAGTTCTTGCAATGGGGAATTTTTGAAAATAACACAATCTATTCAGCTTCAAATTGTTTAGTGCCTTACGTTAATTGTAAATCCTATTCATTAACAGGAAATCCGAACGGAATACTTTCAGATATTGGAGGGGCAACACAATCAAATACAGGATTCTTTGACGAAAACTACAATGGACAGCCTAACAACTATTCATTCCAATCTATTCAATGGACTGATTCGCTAGGCAATACCATTGATAAAATGGACTATTCAGCAGAAAGTAATTTCGTAGCTGTTTTCAATGCTCCTAATCAATTAAACGGAACATCAAAGTACAACATTGGTTTAGCTTTTAGACCTGTTGACGATAATCTATTCAAAAACAAATTTACAAGTGCATTTGATAATTTACTAGTAAATGCGCCCGACGTTGATTTCTTACATTCTGTTACACCTGATTTAACTGTTTACGATGGATATTCAAATATTAACGGTGTTCAATTCGATTTAACAAACTTACAATTCACTCATTCAGGTGGCACATTAACGGTTAGTGGAACAGTACAACCAAACGCAAGTGCTTACACTTTCTTTTCTGATATTTCAGATGGAGAAAGAAATATGATTATTTGGGTTAAAATTTCAAACCATGCAACAAGTGGAACTTTGAACGATGAAGTAAATTTACTTTGTTTCAACGATGACAATTACGATGCGCCAACTATTGGAGTGCAATATCCGCACATAGTTGATGAAACATTGTACGACCACGCAGGAATGGATATAACTCCAATTGTTACGCCAAACACAACAACTGAGGACGATGTTCTATACATTTCTAATATTATGTTAAATAGAAACGAGGTTTTAGATGGTATTCGTCTTTCGATTACAATGCGAAACGATGTAACGGATGAATATTTCACCTTAGAAAATAGCTTGTTTTCGTTTGTTGGAGTGCCTTATATTGGTGGGGTTTATCAATTAAATCAAACGCAACCTAGAAACTTTAACCTACCATTAACAACTGATAGAAACGCAATTAAAATTCAACTTAATCCAGCGTTGGACGATTTAACGCAATACGGCGTACAAATTCAATACGGATTTTTGAACGATTGGCGTTATTGGAAAAATCTTGCAAATGCGAATGATGCGTTTTTTAATTTATCCGAGCCTAACAACGGATTAAATAGAGATTGGCAACATTACTTAAATGGAGATTGGTACGCATCAATTGATACATTTGTGATTAAAAACGGTGTTGAGGACTTCAATCATTTTGAGTTTAAAATTAGATCGTACGAAGATGACCCACAAGTTACAGCCACTTTATTACTTACTGATTCACTTGGTAATAATCCAACAAACTTAATCGCAAATGAAATCCATGAAATAAAAGTTGATTTTGATTGGGTTAATGCTTTTACCGATGAATGGGTTGAATTTACAATTGAAGATTTTGAAAGTGGAAATCGTTGGGTTGCTTCGAGTGTTTTGGATTTAGAGCAAACAGGCGCAAATCCATTTAAACCGTTAGCAGGTGAAACGAAAATCAAACTTACCAATTTAGGAACAACTTTAACATCTGAATGTGTAATTGATACGAATGTTGTTAACGCTCAAAAAGTATCATTGTCTTATCGAGTATATGCTTCACCTCGTGAAATGGTAGGTTACATTATAACATACAAAAAAGATGCTGAACTTGCCTATTCAATCGCTCGCAAGGTATCAAATGATTCGGTATATGATGGTGCGTTGATTCGTGTTCGCAGAAGTTCGGACGATGAAGAAATGGACATTTCACACGTCAACGGAGATTTAGACACGGCAACGCTATTAACATTCGTTGGTGCTGGAAATGGATATGTAACGAAGATATACGACCAAGCAGGTGCAAGTTGTAACGCATACCAAAACAACACAACCAAACAGGGTTTAATCGTTGAAAGCGGTGTGTTAGTCGAAAGTAATGGGTTGCCAGCGTTGAAACTTGACAATAATGCGTTCTACAATTTAAGTTATAACATTCTGAATACAGGATTAGTTTATCAAACTTGGGTTTTTGAAAAGTCACTCTTGAATGGTGTTGTTGCGTTGGGTGATGGTGATATTGGTGATTACGTTTCAAGTTTTGTTTTTAGTGACGGAACTATTGGAAGTAAGATTAATGACATGGCTATTAATTACGGAATTGAACCAACTTTAGCGCATACATTATTATCAATTCAAAATGATGGAACTGATTCAATTTCATATTTGAATGGAACAAGCTACGCAACAGAAGCTGACCCTTACGTTACAGCGGTTAATTTTACTTCGTTGTTTAAATTTGGTAGTTACATTTCAGGCGACAATTTCCAAGAGTTAATATATTGGAGAAAAGACAAAACAGCAGAAAGAACAGCAATCGAACAAAATATTATCAATTACTATGGATTATAGAAAAAAAGAAGATTTACAGGTTATTAAATTGCCAAAACCCCTTATTAATGAAGATAGGGGGTTAATCGAATGTTGTTGTGATTATAACGTAATTGCAGATGAAAGTTCAAATGATACATGGAAAAATGATATTACAGGGCGTAAAATTCAGAGATATAACAACAGCGATATCGTTACGTTCAAAATTAAAAAATGTGGAACTGCAGGTTATTTGACTAATTACGGAACTGATGCGATATTTCCAAATGAACCTTTAGCTGTTGGTTTTATGTTTAATTGGAAGGACTATTTAACTAACTATGGTGCAGGAATGTACACAATAGAAGTTGAGTTCACTATTTCAGGTGTTCCAGGCGGTTATGTGATTGGTAACTTTCATTTGATGCCATATAATACTAATCTATTAGATGGTAGCGTTCGTATTCGTTCACATTTTTCTAGTTATTCAATTGAAGAAGAGTTTGATTATACAGGTTCAAATTTTGTTGATACAATTCGATTCGATGGAATGTTTGGACTTATGCAACCAAACAGCGAGGTAAATAACTTAGTTGACAAAGGCAGAAAAGTAGTTAAAACAGCTAGGGAGTTCGTTAAATCGTATGAATTAAAATCTAATCCTCTAGGGAATTGTTTTACTGATTTAATACTTTGGCACTTATTAAATGAAGATGATTGTTTTATTTCAGACCATAACATCTTTAATCATTCTTACCAATACCTCGATTTCCCCGTTTCATTAAACCAAGTTTCAAATTTTGATTACCCGGGAAATGGTCGTAATATTGTAATAAATGCTAACTTTGGCGATAGAAGAAAATTAACAAAATCATTGTACAATGTCTTATAAGGTTTATAGATCGCAAAATTACTTAGTTGTTCAAGATACAGCGACAAGTAAGGACGTTATTCGACAAGTGCGAAACCTTGTTAGATGGGAGAAATTAGACGGTATTTATTCGTTCTTTTGGAACACACCAAACTTAACAACAGTTGGAAATTCAATTGTTCGTTTGGGTGTATTCAATTTTTCAGATTTAGTTGATTCAACAGGAACAGCTTGGGCTTCAGAATCTGTTTTAGATTTATACCTCGAACAATGGACGGGGCATATTTGTTGCACGGATTTATCCGTTTCTTCAGATGCTGGTAACATAGCAACAATTGGAACGGATGGATTTATTTACGTACCGACCATCGAAGCAGGAATTAAAGGTTTACCTATTGTTAAAGGCTCAAACGTAACAGGTACAACAGCGATTACAATTAGCGCATCATTGCTAATCCCAGCGCATGAAATTGTTGCAGATTCAGTAATTAAAATCGAGGCACGAGCGATACGTATTAGCGGAACAGCGGGAACTTTTGCGTGCCAAGTGTACAAAAACACAACGAATAGCTTGTCGGGTGCAACGCTTATCGCAACTTACAACCCAATGACATTTTCAAATTACATTTCAGGAATGTCAAGGAATATATTTGTAGACGTTTCTGCCAACCAAATGACAGTAATGAATGGAGGTGCAACGGTACCTACAGATTATGTAAATACAGGAGCGAACACCGTTATTGCATTTGACGAAACGGTTGATAATTATATACTATTCGCTTTACAACCATCAAATACAGGCGACACAGGAAAGGTTCAATTTGTACACACAACTATTCACGAATGAATATAGCAACTACAAAAAATGGGTTTAAATTCGATGGTATCGAGTATAAATTTAATGACGATTTAAAAACGGAAATAGTGAGCGAATTTCAGCTATTTGCATTTACAGATAAAGGAATAATTCTGTTAGACAAATCATGTACAATTGATGATGTTGTATATGATGAAATAAACACATTTGAAAACGAATTAATTAAAAATCAAATAAAATAAATATCATGGCAAAATTTGAAGGAAAAATAACGGTACAAGATGAAAATGGTGACACAATTATCGCAACAGTCGATTTAGAAATTGATGAAAACATTAGTCAAGAAATAAAAATTGATTACCTTAGCGCAAACGATGGGGGTCCATTAATGCGCCCCTCGAAACCACCGAGAGGATAATTAAATTTTAAATGAATAGTAAGATTGCAACTATACTTGTTTTGTTAATGTGTATGTTAAACCTTGTGCCACCGCTTTTTAAAGATGGTGTTTATTTTGATAACATCTATTATTCAATCTTGTATTTGTTGCTTTCGTTTTTAGCGATTTCAATCCCTTTTTTAGTGCCAATAATAAATAAGCATATAATGAGGATTTCGTTTTTAATCGGTGGATGGTTTATCTTCGGTTTGATTTTCGAATTAATAAACTTCTTTATTCCTAAAATTGTACTAAATTCTAAATCAGATAGTTTTGTATTCGCTAAAATGCTAATCGTTTTTATCATAGGACTTGCATTCTCAATAACATTTGAACAATGGAAACTGACGAAATCAGAAAGATAATAGAACAAGCTAGTAACGATAATTGGATTCCAATTTCAATCGTTTCTGCAGTATTCGGAGTGGTAATAGCTTTATTGCTTTACATTTGGAAAACTTCGCAAGCTGAATTAAAGGCACGACATGATAAGAGTGAAAGCCTTATTGACAAACTAACAGAATCGAATCAACAAACTTCTTTAGTACTTAAAAAACTTGAAGTAATGGTAGAATTTCATGAACGTTCAATCAATGAATTATCTGAAAGACACGTTAAAGTTTAGAATTTTTTACTATCTTAGCAACGATCATTAGTCAAATCGTTTAGGTTGTTTAGCCCCATTTATTTTTTTAGATGGGGTTTTTTAATTATGTTTGATAAAAATTAACATTATGAATTTACTAGAAAAAATAAAAGCTAAGACGCCACGTAAAAACAAAATTCGAGGGCAAATAATGACTGCAATTGGAACTATTTGCGTTTTAATCCTGAATTTAATTGAAATTCAAAACATCTACATTAAGACTGTAATTATCATTTTAGCAGTACTTACAGGTGGAATTGCTTTCAAAGATGCGACTAAGTATAAAAAATAATTGAAAATATTTTAATAATTGCTTGCAGATATAAAATAAGTGTGTATCTTTGTTGAAACAAAACGATAAAGATTATGAAAGCAATTATTGAAAACGGAAACACTTACAAAGTAACAGGCGAAAGAGGTGCGTTCACTATTACGGAAGATGTGAAAGGTAAAATTAAAATGTTCCAAACTTCTACTATTGAAATCGTAGAAATTGATGAAATGCCAAAAGCTAAAATTTATAAACAATATAAATCTTCTAACGAAAATTGGCACAAACAATATCTTGCAGAGATGAGAGAAGCAGAATTTCAAGAAAATTATTTTAAATCTTCTAACGAAAATTGGCACAAACAATATCTTGCAGAGATGAGAGAAGCAGAATTTCAAGAAAATTATTT